CCAAAATAGTTCACAATATAGTCCGACTGAGTCCTGGTTGGGTAGAATTTTTTATTTGTCTCTTTTTTGTTTTTTAAAAACAATATGTAATTATTAGATCCGGAATACACCTCGAGTAGATCTAAAGCTTTATGTTCTATCAATTTTTGTTCTGTCTCCAAAATACTTTTATTTTAAAAATAATAAAAATTTTAATATTTATCAATAAAAAGTTGACAATGTCGAATAAAATTCCAATAACAAGACTAGGAAAGTTTTTTGGGGATAGTGATTATAACCTTGAAATCTCAATGGGTGAGGAGTGGTTGGTTGGTGATATGAACTTCACTTGTATACTTTATCGTGTTGACAGAACAAAAACAAAAACAGATGACGTATATGGTGAAACACAATCTGACGGGATTAAATTTTTACCACCAGTCGAGTTCAACGCTTATGTTGGTATAGCTGCCCCAGAAAATAAAATACTTGGTACAACAAAACTGGACCAAATGGAACCAGGAAATATTACAGTATCAGTGTATCAAAAAACTTTAGAGGACTTAGAAATTGATATTAGTTTTGGTGACTATATTGGGTATTATGAGAGTGAAACTTTTGTTAGGTATTATACGGTGGCAAACGACGGTCGTGTGGTTTCTGACACAAAACATAATTATAGAGGGTATAAACCATTCTATAGAACAATAATCGGTTCACCTGTTGGACCTAACGAATTTAGAGGATTGTAAAAATGGGATTACCAAAGAAAATAAAAAAAAATATTGATCTTATTGATAAGAAAACATTACTACCTAGGAGACACGAGATAGCTGATATGATCTCTAGGGATGGTACTTTCTTACCAAAAAGTTTATTACACGCTGATCTGGATCGTGGATTTTTGGATTTTGTTAGGGATGAACTTAGATGTGTTGTTGAGGGTAATGTAGTTCCAATGGTTGATATATTATTAACGACACAAAATTGGGCTCAGTTTACGGAAACCTGGGATTTTCAAAACATAGATAAAAACGCTGAACCCCCATTCATAACAGTAATCAGAACACCGGAAGTTAAGTTTGGTACGAACCCAGCTACACTTTATAACATACCAAATAGGAGAATGTATTACTACGCTCAAGTACCAACTTGGGATGGCCAAAGACACGGTATGGATATTTATAAAATACCACAACCGGTACCAGTTGATATTAAATATACGGTAGCTATTGTGTGTAATAGGATGAGGGAATTAAATAAGTTTAACCAAATTATCCTTGAGAAGTTCGCGTCAAGACAAGCTTATCAAGTAATAAAGGGTCATTACATTCCAATAGTTAATGACGACATGTCTGACGAATCGGTAATGGATATGGAAAAACGTAAATTCTACATACAAAAATATAATTTTACCTTACTTGGATTTTTAATTGACGAGGATGAGTTTGAGGTTACCCCAGCTTTAACCAGGGTTTTTCAAATGTATGAAACTGATACAAAGGTTAAACGAAAAAAAATAAAGAGGGAAACCCCCCCGGTTCCAGGTACATCCATATTCAGTTACCCTGTTGGGAACCTAGTTGTTGAAAAAACATATGATTACACTGTTAATTTACATTATGTTAGTGATAAAAATCTAGATCTAAATTCGGTGTATTCTTACCAAGTGTTTATAAATAATGATTTCTATGGGAATGATATTACCGAAATACAAGTAAATAAGGGTGATGTCGTTAGGATCGTTATAATTAAGTTGGACAATACTCAACCGTCTGAAATAATATTTAACGAGGAGTTACTTTAATTTTCACCATAAATATCTTTCTTCTCCTTACATTTTTCTAAGATAATGTTTTCCAAAAATTTATACATCTTAATACCGTGTTTGTCACAGTAATTTTTTAATACCAAATGTACCTCTGGTGATATCTTTAAGTTCTTTATTTTTTTGTTATTATTCATGGTAGAAAAAAGGTAGAAAAAAATCATACCAATATATAAATAGTTTTTGATAAGTAAAGTTTTTACAAAAAACGTCAATATTTATTATTAAAATAAAAGAATAAACAATTAATAGAAAATGGCTACTAACAGTAAAGTATTTGTATCACCAGGAGTATATACATCAGAAGTAGATTTGAGTTTCGTAGCTCAAAGTGTAGGTGTTACCACTTTAGGTATCGTAGGTGAGACCATCAAAGGGCCAGCCTTTGAACCAATATTTGTAAGGAATTACGATGAATTCCAAACTTATTTTGGGGGGACTACACCTGAAAAATTTATAAACACACAAATCCCTAAATATGAAGCGGCTTACATAGCTAAAGCTTATTTACAACAGTCCAACCAATTGTTTGTAACTAGAGTGTTGGGTTTATCAGGTTATGACGCTGGACCATCTTGGTCAATCATAACTAAAGCTAATGTCGACCCAGATACAATTGGTAGATATTGTGTTGATCCAGTTATTGTAGATTGTATACCAGCTTGTAATGAGTTTGAAAAAATTGGGTACTCGTTTAATTTTACAGCTTGTACAAACTCAACTGGTCAATCAACTTTTGATGTTGGGGATATTGATCCTCTAATCCTTGAAAAATTAAACTTACCGTTTGAACAATTTAACGGATCAACCTCATCAATAAACAGTTATTTAAATGATTTAATATATGATGTAATTGGTTCTACGAATCAAGGATTAGCTGAAGACACTACAATAAGTTATTTTGGTTCAATAGATACAACAGACTACGATTTGTTATCTGTTCAATATAGTGCTGAAACAAATGTTTATGGTGTACCAAACGTATCATTATCTGGTAACGATTTAAGTTCAGCGTTTAATGATCCTTGGTATTATTCACAATTTGACAATACTGGTAATGGTGAGTATTCTGGATTTTCATTTTTCTCATATATTACTGGATTAACAAACGTTACACCAGTGACTACTACAACAACACAACCTGTACCACCACCACCAACACCAACTCCAGACCCTTGTATTCCACCAACACCAACTCCAGTACCGACAGCAACTCCGATTCCGGTTATTGTTGAATGTTATACTGGTTCGTTAATTGGTGTTATCTACACATATACCGGTAGTTCATACACTGAGTATGATGATTTGGTGATAGCGACTCTAAGATCTAGAGGTTTAGCGACATACACATCAAGTGAAAACCCTGCTTATGAGGTTTCAAATATTAATAACGTAACGTTAAATGTGTCGGGTATTTATTCCGGAGCGAGTAAAAATCCGTACTTACCATTCGTAATTAATGTAACAAATGATAATGGAACTAACTTCACATTTGAGACATCGTTCAGTGTATCCGATTCGAATTACGTATCTAAAGTATTTGGTACCGACAATTTTGGTAAACCAAAAGGAGTTGTTCCAGTTTTCTTAGAAGAAAGGTTCCAATCGTTATTAAACTTTGGGTTTAGAAAAGGTTATATTAGAGGTATTAGTTCTCAGTTAATCTCATTAGATTCAGCACAGAGTGAAGCTTCAGACTCTATTGGGTGGTATTTAGATAGATACCAATCGGCTAACTCACCTTGGGTTGTGTCCGAATTAAGAGGTACAAAAGTTTATAACTTATTTAAATTCTACACAGTATCGGATGGTGACGCTGCGAACACACAAGTAAAAATATCAATAATTAACATATCGTTTAATAATTTGACATTTGATATATTGATTAGGGATTATTATGACACAGATTCTAATCCAGTGGTTCTTGAGAAATTTACCAATTGTTCAATGAACCCGAATGAAAATAGTTTTGTGGCTAAGAAAGTTGGTACTTTAGATGGTGAATATGAATTAAACTCAAAATACATTATGATTGAGATTAATGAGGACGCACCAACCGATTCATTACCTTGTGGGTTTGATGGGTATAAATTACGTGAATATGATGGAGTTAAATCACCATTCCCGATTATTAAAACAAAATATTTCTTCCCTGGTGAAGTTTTCTTTAACCCACCATTTGGATTTGCTAATGGTAATGACGACGCTACCACGGAATCTGGTGATAACGTTAGAAGAACATACCTAGGTATCTCAAATAGTTTTGGATATGACAGTAGTTATTACGAATACAAAGGTAAAAGAAACCCAGGATCGTCTTGTGATATTGACGGAAATGAGTGGTCTTACTTGAGTAAAGGTTTCCATATGGATAAAAACGCTAGTGGGATTACGGTTTCTAACGGATTCTCAACTAGTGGAACACCTAGATTCTACGTTGGTGACGCTTCATTTAATAGTGAACCAACTGACACATCTAGTCCGTATTATAGACTATTCGCTCGTAAATTCACGTTATTAGTACAAGGTGGTTTTGACGGTTGGGATATTTACAGAGAATTTAGAACAAATAAAGATGAGTTTATATTAGGTAAATCAGGCTTTTTAAATGGAGCTTGTCCTAGTGACAGATACCCTAACGCTACAGGGTGGGGAGCTTTCAAACAGATTTCAGTTGGTGATGGAACTACTGAATTCGCCAATACAGACTACTACGCTTATTTACTAGGTATTAGAACTTTTGGGAATCCGGAATCAGTTAATATTAATGTATTCGTTACACCTGGTATCGATTACGTAAATAATAGTAATTTGGTTGAATCAGCTATTGACATGATTGAAAACGATAGAGCTGACTCGTTGTACATAACAACAACTCCTGATTATAATTTATATTTACCAACGACAACCGGAACTGATGGTTTGATTTATCCTCAAGAAGCTGTTGACAACCTTGAATTGATTGGACTTGACTCAAACTACACAGCTACTTATTATCCTTGGGTATTAACAAGGGATACGGTAAATAACACACAAATTTACATACCACCAACAGCTGAGGTCACAAGAAACCTAGCTTTAACTGACAACATAGCATTCCCATGGTTTGCAGCGGCAGGTTATACAAGAGGTATTGTTAACTCAATAAAAGCTCGTAAAAAATTAACACAAGAAGATAGAGACGTGTTATATACGGGTAGAATTAACCCAATCGCTACCTTCGCAGATGTTGGTACAGTTATCTGGGGTAATAAAACTTTACAGGTACGCGAATCAGCACTTGATAGAATTAACGTTAGACGATTATTACTACAAGCACGTAAATTGATCTCTGCGGTATCTGTAAGGTTATTGTTTGACCAAAATGATGAACAAGTTAGACAGGACTTCTTAAACTCAGTAAATCCAATCTTAGACGCGATTAGACGAGATAGAGGTTTATATGACTTCCGAGTTACAGTATCTTCAGATACTTCTGATTTGGATAGGAATCAAATGACTGGTAAGATCTACATCAAACCAACAAGATCTCTAGAGTTTATAGACATTACATTCTATATTACACCAACTGGAGCTTCTTTTGATGATGTATAATCAAAAATAGTTGAAAAAAATAAAGGGGGGTATTTGATTATCTCCCTTTTTTTATTTATATTTGTAGACTTTAAAAATTAGTTTATGAAAAATATCACAGATTTTGGGCTGAAATACTACGCTTTTGATTGGGATGACAACATATTAAAGATGCCTACAATGGTTTATTTAAAAACAAAAGATGGGGAAGTTGTTGGTATGTCTACAAATAAATATTCTTTTAAAAAATCGATAATTGGTATACGAAATTTTAAATTTAATGGTAAGACTATAGTTGGGTATGATGATAAACCATTCAGGGATTTCCTACAGGGTGGTGATGATAGATTTATGGAGGATATTAAAAAATCAAAAATAGCTTCGTCAGAAATATGGAAAGACTTCGTTGAAGCCATAAACAATGGTTCAATATTTTCTATAATTACAGCTAGAGGTCATAATCCGGAAACAATTAAAAAAGCTATAAAAAACCTGATAGACATTTCATATGAAGGTATTGATAGGGAAAAACTATTAAATAATTTAATTGGGTACCACATAATAACAAATTCAAAATTTGATAACGACTACAATTGGTTAATAAACGATTACCTAGATAAATGTAGATTTTACCCAATAACGTATCTACATGGTACAATGTCGGACCCATCCGAAGGTAA